AGTTTACGTAGACACGGCTGAGGTCGGTGAGGTCAGAGATTTTTCTCTGGAGCAATCTGCTGAAGTTGTCGCGTCTACTACTATGGGCGATAGCTGGGTCGAGAACAAGGCGACTCTAAAAGCTTTTACTGCGTCTGTTAATATGTTTTGGACAGGTGGCTCTGATAACCAGGATGATTTTGTTCTTGGTACAGAAATAGCTTTTGTCTTGTATCCCACGGGTAACACCACTGGTCAGAAGAAAATTTCTGGTCAGGCTATTGTGACTAGCATCAGTCAATCCCAGTCTTTTGATGGACTTATTGAGCTTTCAATAAGTGTCACAGGAACAGGCGCTTTGACTGAGACGACAGTTTAAAGATGAGTGTAATTGAGAAGGCAATACAGCATTTCTCAGCTAAAGAGCGTCGTGAAATACATATTCCCGAATGGGATGTGACGCTCTACTCACGTAACCTCACTCTGGAAAAGAAGGGTCAGTGGCTTAAGCGATCTGACGGTGACACAACAGAGTACATGCTCTATGCAGTCATTTATGGCCTAGAGACTGAGGATGGATCGAATGCGTTCGATGTTGGTAACAAAAAAGAGTTAGCAACAGGCGTAGATCCAGAGGTCGTGACAAGGCTGGCGACATTCGTTCTTGAAACGTCGGGTCCGACCGAAGAGGACCGCGAAAAAAACTAATAGATGCTCAAGGGAAGCACACCGAGGTGTACTTCATGTTTCAGTTGGCTGAACACCTTGGGCAACCTCTTAGTGTCATACTGCAAATGTCAACGGACGAGTATTACCACTGGTTCACTTATCTGCGATTGAAAGCAGAGGAGATTGCACAACATGACACCCGAAATCACAACGCTCCTAAAGTTAGAAACAATAGCCGAAACAGACGGCGCTAAGAAACTTGATACTCAGTTAAAGCAAAATCAACGCACTATAAACAGCGTTACCAAGGATCTGAAGATTCAAGAAGCAATGCTTAAGAATCAAGGTCGGTCCTATCAGTATGTAAAAGCACAAATTGCTGGCGCTACAGATGCTGAGTTAAAGCAAATCCTTGCGATGGAAGAGAATATTCGCAAGATGAAACAGCAAGAAGCTCAGACGAAGAACAATAATAAGACTCTTCGTTTGATGCGTGGTGGCTTTGGTCAAGTAGGTCACCAGATTCAGGACGTGGCGGTACAGCTTCAGGGCGGTACTGATGCCATGATCGTCTTCGGTCAGCAGGGTTCCCAGATAATATCTTTGTTCGGGCCACAAGGTGCCATGATCGGTGCCATTCTTGCGGTTGGTGCTGCCCTAGCTACGGGTCTAAAAGGTGCGTTGGCAGATAGCACCAAAGATCTGGACGAGTTTATCGAAAGAACAAGGGAGCAAGCAACTGAGTTAGGTACGCTTACTGCCGCGCAAAAAGCGTTTGATGAAGCCGCAAAGCAAGCAAAGATAACAAAGCTGACTGAAGATCAAGCGGCTCTCAACGAAACGGTCGCTGAAGCTGAAAGAAGATTAAGCATATTAAACCGTGAGATCAATAAACAAACTGCCGCAATGGCACAGTTTGGTGAGGGAGCGGCTGAAAACGACACCACACTGATTGCCTTAAATAAAGAGTTAGAACGACAAGAACAGAATTTGATAGGCAATAAAAATGAGCTTGATAACACTACTGGTGCTTTGAATGAACTAAAAGATGGAACTAATAGTGCTGTCGAGGCAGAGAAAAAACGCATTGAGTCTATAAATGAAATAATTTCAGCATCAGCAGAAGAAGCGGCTGCAATCGGCAAGACGGCCAGAGAGCAAGCTATCGCTAAAGCTATGACTGAGAGCGCTAATGAGACGCAGATTGCGGCTATAAATCACATTTACGATCTGATTGAGGCTCGGACAGAAGAAGAAAAGGCCATAAAAGAAGCCGAGAAGGCGGAGAAAAAGCGTCAAGAAACTGTAGATGGCATGATCAAGACTGCCGCCACGCAGGCGAGCACGATTGGTATGACTAAGCGTGAGCTAGATGTCTACAAAGCAACTCTACAAGGTGCATCTGCTCAAGAGATTGCCTCGTTAAATGCTTTACATGACATTATTGATGCAAGAAAAAGTCTTACTGATGAGTTAAAAGCACAGAAAGAGGCACAGAAAGAGCTTAAGAACGAAGAAATAGACGCCTTCACTAAGGGCATGAATACTGTTCTAGGTCTTATAGAAGATCCGACACTAGCCGCACGTACTCAAGCTCAAGAGCGTATCAACATCGCTGATGAGATGGTCACTCGTGGCATCCTTAGTGAACAGCAATACGCTGAAGCTGTGCTTAAGATTCATGAGGAATTACACAATAAGCTGGCTGTTATTAAAGGCACCAGCGGACAAGGGCCTGATCGAACGATTGTAGATATTGGTACTGACTTTGACGCTCTACTAGAAAGCCAGAAGACAGAAATAGATCTGTTCAGAGAGCATCAACAGGCTAAGTTAGACCTCATTACAGAGCATGAAAATGCAGTAAATGATGTCATGATCGATTACGGCGAATTACGCAAGCAGATAAATGACGAGACAAATGCCTATATGGAAGCTGGCAATCTTGCTGCTATGTCTGCCGTTATTGGGTCGGCACAACAGCAAGTAAACACATTGTCAGGCTTTTTCGATCAAGCAAGTGGAATCGGCAAAGCATTCTATCTGGTGTCACAGGCTATGGCGGCTGGTAACGCTGTGATTCAAGGCTACTTAACGTCAGCGGCAATCAAGACAGCCTATGCAGGTATGGCGGCGACGGCGGGTCCTGGTGCGCCTGCAATTTTAGCTGCTGGTGAGGCTCACGCGGCGGCGGCTATTGGTATGGGTTTTGCCACTGCGGCGGCTATTGCGGGTCAAACCGTAGCGTCGTTTGAAGGCGGTGGTATGACATTTAACGGCGTCAGGTCTGGTGGTATGGATGGCAGAGGTGGTCGTCTTGCTATGGTCCACCCAAACGAAAAGATCACCGATATGCAGAAAGGAAATCACTCAGATCAGCCTGTAAATGTTAATATCAATATCCAAGCAGTAGATGCTAAAGGTATTGATGAGTTGCTGATAAAGCGTCGTGGCGTCATAACCTCGCTAGTTCGCAACTCCTTGAACAACACAGGAGCTAGACTTGGATGAGTGGCACGTACCCATTGAACCCATACTTCGAAAGTGTGAAGTATTCTAAGCGTCACTATAACTTGATGAGTGAGAGCCTAAACGGACGCACACAGGTACGCTCTCTTTCATCGTCACGTAGAGAGTTCACCCTAGTTTATCCGCCGCTAACACGGTCTGAAATGGACACAGTGTTTAACTTCATCGATTCTCAGGAAGGCCCATTAGGTACATTCAGTATCTCTCTGCCAGATCCTGATTCCCCATCTTTCACCTACACTTTGACTGCTCGTCTTGCTAACGACGTGCAAGCCTTTAATTTGGGTGTAGACAACTTATACAGATACGAAGTCGATATTATTGAGGTGTTGTAATGGCTAGAGGATTAACGACTGCGGTCAAAACAGCTCTAGCTACTGATAGTTTCCGACTAGCTACGCTGATTGACATACACTTTTCTACTGTTAGGCGTATCACTGACTTTGGTCAGGACGTGACGTATAACTCTAACGTCTACTCGTCTAGCGGACATATTCTTGAGATAGACAACACCTCTGAAACAGCGGGTCTCCGAGTTAATGGCTTCAACATAACTTTGTCCGGTGTCGATCGGACGTATGTAAATTTATTCCTCGCTAACGACTATGTGAACACAAAGGTCACAATCAATAGAGCGGTCTGCACGATCACAAACAACGTGGTCAGCGTAACAGGTGTCATACCCTTCTTCACGGGCTACATCGTAGGATTTGACATCAAAGACACTGACTCCTCCTCAGAATTGACGTTTGAAGTGGCAAGCCACTGGAAAGATTTTGAGAAGATAAATTGCAGGCGAACTAATACAAATTCGCAGCGTAGATATTTTCCGAGTGACAATGGCTTTGACTTTGCTAGTCAGTCGGTAACAGATATGAAGTGGGGTCGTAAGTAATGCCGTTTTGGACTGTATTCGCAATTGTACTAAGTGCAGTTTCATTCACTGCCTCTTACGTTCAAGCAAAGAAAGCGCAGAAGAGAGCAAAGCGTCTTGCCGATGAAATGGCAGGCGTTTTGGTCAATAAAGAATCAAACATCGAAGCCATACCCGTAATCTACGGTGAGCGTCGTGTGGGCGGCGTACGCGTGTACATGACTACATCCGGCGACGATAGACATGAATATCTATATGTTGCATTAGTCGTTGCCGAAGGTCGTGTAGAGCAGATTAGTGATCTTGAGATAGATGAGGTCCCAGCGACAGATAGCAGGTTCCAAGGATTAGTTAGCTGGCACTACAAACTTGGTGATGACGATCAGACAACTAGTTCAATTCTTGATGACTCGTTGATTACAGTCGATGACAGTGATCCTAACTGGGAATATCAAGGAATCGTTGTAACGAACCAAGCTTTTGTTAATAACTTTAGATTGCGCGGCGTGGCTTACGTTGCGATTAGATTGAAATATGACGCAGAGGTGTTTGCTGGCGTACCAGACTTTACCGTTAAGGTAAAAGGGCGACGTGTATACGATCCTCGTAAAGATAGCACTTCAACGCACTACGACTCTAATCTTGGTGTTTCCGATCATCGTGCTACTGACAATAGCACTTGGGATTGGTCAGATAACCCTGCACTTTGTCTGCGTGACTACTTAACAAATGAAAGATTCGGTAAGGGATTAGACGCATCAGATATTGATGATACTGAGTTTATGCAAGCAGCAGACGACATAGAGTCGTTTACTGTCACGCCATACTCCGGTGGCTCTAGTGATCATAAGCTATTTAGCTTAAATGCAGTAATTGATACGAACGAGCAGATATTCACTAACGTAGAGAAGATTCTGCTCTCGTGTCGCGGATTCCTGCCTTATACCTTTGGCAAGTACGGACTTAAAGTCGATCAGGCTGGTTCGTCAGTCATGACGCTTGGCACTGATAAGATTATTGGCGACATCAACATAGTAGGATCTCGTAAAGAGGATCGATTCAATCAGGTTATTGTCAAATTCCCTGATGCTAATACTCGGTTTCAGCCAAATAACGTCGCTTGGCCTAATCAATCTAGCAGTAATCCCACGGGTGTCTCAGACGGCAATAGCGGCTATCTCACGGAAGCACAATTACACGCTCAGTTTTTAGCAGAAGACGGTGAGTTACTGGTCGATGAGATTGACCTCGAACACTGCACTGATATTTATCAGGCTCGTGACTTAGCTCGCATTTTCTTATGGCGCTCACGTAATGCTCTAAATGTTGCATTTCAAGCTACTTCAGAAGCGATGGAGCTTACTGTTGGTGACGTTGTTTCTATCACGCATCCCACGCCTAACTGGACTGCTAAGAAGTTCCAAGTCGATGAGATGGGTATTAACTACGATGGAACGGTCACGCTTAAGTGTGTTGAGTACGACGCAACTATCTACGCGTATGATTCCGCAGTAGAGCAAGAAGACCTTATCGACATTATCACGGGTGACCCTGGTAACGTGCAGGCACCTACGAATGTCACTGGCACGAATACAGGATCAGCGTTATTAGACGATGGTACGTTCCACGCGGTTTTGAATGTCTCGTGGACAGCATCACAGGATGCAACCGTTACTGAATATCAGGTCAGATATAAGCTAGATAGCGAAACCCCTTACAAGTATTTGAATACAACAGATACTACGGTACGCATAGAAGGTATGGCTCCTGGCACCTATAACATCGGTGTGCGAGCACTGGATGGCTTTGGTGGCAAGTCAGGATTTACTGATGGGTCTAACGTAAATACAGGCATCGACACCACTATCCCTGGTGACATCACGAACACGAGCGTAACTTCTGGTATTGGTAATCTGGTTGCGTCTTGGGAAAACCCAGATGACGACGATCTAAAGCAAATTCGTGTTTACGTTGCGACTACAGATACACAGCCAACTAATCCCACGGCTGTAGTTACAGGTGAGTCTTACGCAGTAACTAATGTGGTTGGTGACAATGATGCAGCTCGCACAAGATACTTTTGGCTACAGGCAGAGGATTACTCCGGCAACGTCGGTAATACGACTGCGTCTTTTAATGGCATAGCCAATCAAGCCACAGGTGATGATATTGGCACTGGCGAAGTAGATACAGGCAACATCGCTGACGATGCAGTTGATATTACTAAGATTGCAAACACACTAGAATCAACTAACTATTCGCAAGGCTCTGCTGGCTGGAAGCTGACCACAGACGGCACCTTTGAGGCTGGCGACGGACTTTTTCGTGGAGACATTCAGGCAACAGTATTAGATGTTGAAAACGCAAACGTACACGGGACGCTGACAGCGACCAACATTGCCGCTGGTATTGTCACAGCAGACACGTTAGCAGCAGATGTATTCGCAGAGTTCGATGACAGATATGGCGGCAGTGGCGGTTTTTATCGTGCTGATAATGATGAGTTTTTTGATGGATTAGCTACTAAGTATGTCACGTTGCCCACAGTCACACATGACGACTCAAAATCAATAAGATTTCAATGCAACTTGGTCCATTCATGGGGAACTACGCAAGGATACGGCGGTACTAACGGACTGAAAGTACGAGTTACGTTCGAGTACAGCAGTGACAATACGACTTGGGCCAAGGTGCCTAGTTCAGGTGAAAACAGTCAGGATTACTACGAACGCTCGGCTACTGTAACTACGTACACAGTGACTTCTGGTTTCGACATCGCCGCAGACATACGCTTTGAGATGACGGGCAGTAGTTTAAGTGACAACACTGCGTACTACTTCCGCGTCAAAATTGAGTATGTGTCAGCAACCAACGCATTTACTTCTGCTACGTTGGGGTCTGGAAATGGGGTCCCAATAAAATTTAATGTGCAACAGACCGCTGGCCTTAC